GCCCCAATACCAGTGACGATACCTTGGATGTATCCGTCTGCGGTTGATGTTGTGCCAGGGCCAACGATTGTTCCACTGATAGGTTGTGTAACTGCCATACCAACAGTGACATTTGCTACTACATGAGGAGTAACATGAAGTTGTTGGTCTGCAGCACCGTCAATGTATGCAACCTTCATTCCATTTGCATAACTGCCTGGGTTTCTTGCAGCTAATCTGTATGTAACAGCGTCTTCGTAATTATTTTGATAATCTTCAAAAGATTTAATTTTAAGACTTGAAGTTGATCCAATACCTGTTGGATGTGTTGAAGGCATACCTCCAACGTTTGCGTTGTTTAAGTTTGCACCATCTGCTCTAACGACTCTTAATATACCACCATACTGTAGATAGTTTGAAGCAGTGTACCAATACTCATACTGTCTATCGTTTGATGATGGTTTTCCAAAAAGATCGATCATATCTTGCTCATTCTCAATAAGCAAAGGTTCTAGGACAGGGCCTCTTTCAAAGGGGCCTACTATCGCACCTGTCTGATCACTTATGGAGTCAATTCTACCAACCGTAAGGTCAACTTCCCTAACCTTAACGCCTGGAGATACTAAACCTATGCCAGCCATGTTTTTCTCCGAAGTTCCACGTTGTTTTACTAAATTTATTTATGAAATGCTACCTCTCTAAATGGGGAAACATGACGTGAACACTACCAATCAGGATAAATATCTACTATTTCTCTTCTTTTTCTTTTATCTGAGACTCTTTTTATTGAACATCTCTTACACTCATATGCATAAGCTGATGGCACGTTACCTCTATCTTTTCTAGTTTTGTAAAAATCATTTATCAATTCTTTTGTCTGACCACATACCTTACATTTTCTTTGTTCAAAGAGTAAATGTTCTAATCCAAACTGATCCTCTAGGTTCATCAAAACCACCTCCAAGGTAACATTGACATACCTAACATATTTAACACTGGTTCAAACGCTAGTGCGATTAATGTAAACATTAAAACTTCTATGAAGAATTGTTTCCATAGAGGTTGTTTTAACTTCCATTCTTTAAACTTATTTGGTTTTCTTGCACGTTCATATGCTCCTGACTTTTCACCAATAAGATCTGCCCACCAACTTGGATCTACAATGTTTCCTAATAATTTTAAAAGTCTAATCATCTGTAATCCCACATGTAAGAACGATCACCATACTCATCAGCATGCCATCTATCTCCCTCAGAATCAACAAAACTTTGATCTTCTGTTCCATCGACAATAAAACCAAATGGTGACATATCTTGTTCTATCTGATCTCTTTGATCTTCATATATTCTTTTTCTTACGTCTTGATCTGTAAGTTCTTTAAAATAATCTTGTTGAACTAACCATGCGTATATCACAAGACACATTGCAAGGTCATCATTACATCCCTCCTCTGCTTCAAATGAGTTATGTTTCTGTATGAATGTAGTAAGTTCGGATATGATGTCATAATCATTGAATATTATCTTTTCATCTTCTATTAAAGTTTTTAAGTTAGAACATCCAACTTTCTTTACAGTCTTGGACATCTTAACTCCAAGTTGTGTTTTCTTTCCACTAAATCCTTGTCCTACAATCTGGCCAGCACGACCTCTCATTGAACATAGTAAAAGATTATCATACTCTAAGTCATACTGTATGATACTTGCAACTTGATCTCCAATATCATTTACCTCACACAAAATAAAAGCATTGTTATATGCCTTTGCTAGATCCACAATAATATTTGGAAATAACATTGGTTTAATTTCATTGTTTTTATACTTACCAATTACCTTATGTGGAAATGATGTGATATCAGTAATTACAAATGCAGAATAGTCAATACCCACACCACGAGCCACGTCAACTGTAATTACATAATCATGATTCTTAATCGGTTCAAAGTAGATATCTAATCCACGATTACTCTTGATTGGTTCATCATAAACTAGTGATTTTAATTTCGCAGAACTAATCAAAGTATCAACAGAACCTAGAAACTCACATTCAAACTCAACACGAAACTGTTGTTCTGACGTGTTTGCGATTGTTTGTTCTTTCCAATATGAATCTCTGCCTGGCACTTCTGACCAGTGAACTTCAGTCGGCACATATTCATTCTTTTCTCTTTCAGCATCATGCCACATTCGATAGAAATGATTCATACCATGTGGTGTAGATACAACTATGACTTTTGTTCGTTGACCAGAAGAGATAGTAGGATAAACAGATGCAAAGAATTGGTCAGCAATGTGATTCGGGATAAAAGCGAACTCGTCAAGAAAGATGACATTATAGGATCCACCACGGACAGCAGATGCAGATGTAGACGCAGCGAGAATTTTGGATCCATTTTCTAACTCCAGAGAACCTTTGTTCCAAACAAGAACACCCTGTTGCATCCATTTAGGTAAGTTTTCATATGCAAGTTGCAGTCTACCTAAAAGATCACGAGCAGTTGATGCCTTGTTTGCAAGTATTGCTATATTTACATTATCATTAAACACAGCATAATGCAACAAGTAAGATACCACAGTTGTGGACTTACCAGTCTGACGAGGCATCTTACAGATATTAAATCTCTCGTTGTGAAAGTTTTTAATTAATTTTTCTTGAAATGGATATAAATCAAAGTTAACTAAACCCTCATCAAGAGAAACAATCTTGATATAGTTTTTTGCAAAATAAACAGGATTATCCTTACACTTGATGAACTCCTCAATATTTTCTTGAGTAAATTCAACTTTTACATTTGCTTTCTTTAGATTGGGATTACCAAGATATACAGTATCAGACATAATAAATTAAAATAAAATTAGCATTTCCACCTTCTTCTTGCTTGTCTCAACCGACTGTTTGGATCTTTCGCAGCCTTTGGAAACTTCTTCATTTGACCAGCGCTTCTTGCACAATAACTCTTTCTTCTCTTCGCATCCTTCGATCCTTTCTTCACTTTACCAGTCACAGCAGTCTTCAACTTAGAGCCAGGATTACGACGACGATATGCTTCAACACCCTTCTGTGTCATACCAGCACCACTCTTTGTAGGTCTCTTATGTCCAGACTTGACACTCATACCCTTCATATCATCTTCAGATACAAACTCTTCCATTGTAGGAGTTCTATCTGCGTCAGGTTTATCAAAGGATTTTTTAAGTTTATCTTTAGTTGCATCTAACTCTCTTCTTTTCTTAACAGCTGCATTAGTAAATTTTTCTGTCTGTTTCTGTCTCTTCATATAATCTGATGTTCCTCGTGCAGCATCACGTTTTGTCATTGCGACTCTAGCTGCCTGACTCAAAGTATCTAAACTAAGTTCATTAATGGTTTCTTCACCCATATCTCTCATGGCATCTTCCTTCGCTTTATTTCCTTTAGGGTCATCTTTAATCTCTTTCATCTTATCTCTCATAGTCACTCTTCGTTTTTGACTATTTGGTTTTATAAAACTAGAATCTGTATCTTTAGGTGTTAGTCCTCCAAATGTAGGTAAAGTTGGTTCTTTTGCCTCACCCATCATCACAGTTGGTTCGCCTGGTTCAAGATCTCTAGGTAAGAATGACATCAACTTTGCATCAGGATAAATCTTTTGAACTTCTTTCTCTACCTGTTGACGAGTTGGTCTAGACACAGATGGCACAAACATCTGTACCATATATGTTTTACCTCTCCAAGTTAGTACAACTTTATATGTGTGACCGTTTTTTACAAGACGAGTCTTTGACTCATTAGTTTCTTCTGGTTCTAAGAAGTTGACCTTTTCTTGGTCTTTCTTATCCATTACTTTTTTTGCTACTTTACCAGCGTCTCTTTGAGTTAAATACTTTGAGCTAGATTTTTTTTTTTCTTCCTTCTTTCTCTTAAGAAAAGCAACTCCCTCTGTGACTGGTGCGTATTCATCACCAAGAACTGCTTTACTTACTCTTTTGACTGCATCTCCTACCCTTTGCGCCATGGGAGTAACATTTTTAAGAGTTTCATTTTTTTTACGAGTTACTTTAGTAACCTCTGGATTTTTTGTTGTTCCTGATTGTGATTGTTTTGCATTCTCTATCTTCTTTTTAACTTCATTTCTTGCTGCTGACTGTTGATTCATCTTATCGCTAAAGTTAGGAAGTGATGGTTCTTGTTCTTGAAGTTGTTGTCCATCATGATTCAACTCATCACCAGCCTTGACACAACGATTGTATGTCTTACCAAATAGTTTCTGAGTTCCCGCTTTCTTATAACCTTTCCAACATTTCTTACCAGCTTCGTTTAACTCAATCATACCAGCAGCCTCAAGTGCTGCAACTTGCATTGGTGAGAATCCCTCTTTCTTTGTCTTATTACCCCAGTTTGCTGCACCAACCTTACGACACTTCACTAAAGCACCAGATGCATATGCACTTGGCCATACGGAATATCTTGACTTGACCTTATGATAACAGGCATCTTTTGTACCACTACCCTTGCCTTTCTTGTCCTTGGCTTCATTAAAATAATTTTCTGACATTTTCTTCTTAGGATCTGTAGAAACGTTTGTTGGTTTTGCTGCTCCTGTCTTTTGAGGTTGGCCTGGATCAGCAGCTCTCTTTCTTCTTGCAGCACTATCTCTTTCTTTTTTACTCATCGACCTTCTCTTGGAAGATGACACACACTTAGGAGTTGATTTCTGGCCAGGTTGTCTTGCACATGGTTTCCCATCATACTTACCACCAACTTGAACCCATCCTCTTACCTTACGCCCAGATTTGGTTGTACCACTTGATTTACCAAACCAATCACGAAGACCTTCTTCGCTTACATTATATTTATCATCTTCGACACCTTCCATGGCCTGTTTGCGAATAGTTGCAAAGTAAACCTTCTTACCCTCTTCCTTACCATACTGTTTTTGCATACTCTTCTTCATATCAGACTTGTCATACTTTTTCTTCAACATGGTATCCTTTCTCTTCTGAGCTGGAGTCATAGTTGCCTCTTCGATACCTTTCATTTTATTCATTCGATATCTGATTGCCCAGTTATCAGGAATGGTAAAATGTTTTGCCTTGAATTGATTATGTAAAAGAGTTGGTGAGATATCATTGCGTTTTGCAATACCTTGCATCAACTGGTCTACAGAATCATATGTAATTGTTTTAAGAGTTTTCAAACCATCTTCTAACTCAACCACTGCATTTGTGATGAGTCCTACATCAGTATGATTGTACATTCCCTCTTTCATACTCTTTGGTTTCTTACCCTTCTTTTTCATATCAATAGCAATCGCAGCCTGTTGTGCAGCGTTTACTGCTTCATTCATTCTCTTAGTTTTCTTTTTCATCGAGTTGATATATTTTCTATAGACTGCGGCTTCAGAGGTTTTACCCATCTCTCTCGCCCTTTGTTCCATAGCAACAGCCGCTTGAATTTTATGAGCATGCGATCTAGAAGAATTCCTGATCTTTGAGACAGACGCTTTTGCTTTAGCAACGTCCTTGAAACCAAGTCCATGAATAGTTCCTTTAGGATTTTCATCAGTATATAAATCAGAGTGTTTTTTAGAGTTTGCAGGTTGACCTTTTTTTCTAGGTATTCTTGGATTACTTTCTTCGCTTACCTTTTCAAGATAATCTGCCTGTTTTTTATGAGTTTTAGTTGATTTTCTTAATTGCTTTACGATCTTTTTAATTTTTTTAGTATCATATGCTTCGCTCATTCCTCCCCCATTACCCGCAGCACCACCATTACCACTCCCATTAGAGTGGCCGTTCCCGCCACCGTTACTGCTAGAATGCCCATTGCCATTTGAGCCGTTTCCATTACCGTTCCCGTTTCCATTCTTTTTTTCTTCTTCGGTTTCTTTACGAAGATAGCCACCAAATCCTCTGCGATATCCCACAGGAATTTTCTTACACTTTTTGTCAGTGTAACAATAATAGTAGCCAACTTTACATTTCTTCACAATTATTTAGCAGGGTCGGATTTCTCTTTATTATTTAGAAATCCCTGTTTTATTAATTTTGATAGTTCTGACGTTGATCCTACGAATAATGCGTTGTTTGTGACGTTATTATTTGTCTTTCCTTCATCCTCATTTACATCCTTGACTTTCTTTTGTAAATCTAATAGTTTATCTGTTGTATCTGCAACTGATTTTATAAGTTGTCCTGCAACTTCATATGCTCTTGGACTAGCAGTTTCACCAGCAACTTCCATGATGCCATTGATTGCTTCCTGTCCTTTTTCTATGAGTGAATATAAATTACCTCTTGTATAATCATAATCCTTATCTACATCTACTCCATTCACCTTCTTCAATTCGTTCTTTTCACCTTTTGGTGTTGGAACAATTTCAGACTCTATATTTAAAGCCTCATCAATCGAATCAAAACTAGACATCATTTCTCTGGGTTGGACTATAAACTCTACCATCGGTGTAGAATGCAGTTGTTTCATTGAATCCAAAGTTATCATCAATATCAACTAATGAATCATCAGCAGCACTCAATACATTGATAAAGATATTTTCAATGTGAGTTGCTTTTGTTGTTCCATCAACACCACGATCAACAACTAATGTAAGAGCATCAGGTATTTCAGTAATTTTCATAATTTCACTATCTATAATGATTCGATTACCTACTGCAAAGTTACTAGAATCATTAACTGCAAATCTTGTTTTTGATTTTGTAAGTGCTTCACGAAGAGTTGCTGTATTGTCAGCGTTATAATCTTGAAGTGCTTTTGGTGTAGCAGCATATCTAACTTCACGTTTTGCAGTCTGTCGATTTGTATCTGCATAGTAATCGACCTGAACTTTCTTGATTAGTCCATCAGTTGTATCAGCGACAGGACCGAATAGATAAGTTTTTGCTGTAAATGATAGTGTGTATATTAATGCTCTTCGAGTTGAAAAGTCTCCCTCATAATCATCTTGGAAAGATATATTATCTAATACAATCGGTATATCTCTTTTCTCTCCAATTGAATCAACTAAATCAATTGTTAGATTAAATGATGGTTGAAAGAATGGTAATATCT